GCCTGCGTCCGGTCGTAGACCCTGACCTCCTGTACGCCGTCCTGGGCGCGCAGATAGTATTCCAGCACATCCGCTTGGGATAACGTCATCCGTCCGCAGCACAGGTGTACCCGCAGCCGCCCCGGTAAATCATGTAGGATCGTGCATTTCATGGCTTACTCCTTTTTCTTCCCGATATATCCAAAGGCACCATTTTCAGCAGCGGCCCTTCCGGCCTTGTAGTTGATCTTCAGGTCGTCAATGGGAGGTTGTGGAGCGTCCGGGCATGGGTCAAGGCCCGCGATCTGCGCATAGGTATACTGGTCTATGATGGTCCCGCACACGCTGGCCCGGTTATTCAGAGGGCAGTGCAGGTTTGCAGCTATTTCCGATATGACAGCAGGCGGGCTGCTGCCGTGACGGCCCTTCAATATGAAGAGAAGCAGCCTTTTCGTCAGCGGCGGCAGGTTTACCACGAGACGGCACAACTCCGCGTTTAGCTCATCGTTGGCCTTGCCGTCATCCGGCACCGCGTACAATTCCGGGTGCAGTACCTCCATAAATACCGCGATGGGCGACACCCCGCAGGAAGAGCACCAATCCATGATCTCGTCACTGTCCGGACTGGACTGCCCTTTCTCCCAGTTCTGCACGGTGCGCTCGTTCTTCCCTATCAAAATCGCCATCTCGCGTTGGCTCAAACCCGCTTTCACACGCGCCTTTGCCAGAGCAGCACCAATTTTCGCAGCTGTAAAATAACTCATACACACCCTTCCCCCTCAAATATAATGCGTGAAAAAAACAAAAAATGGCGCAGAAAAAATCTGCGCCATTCGACAAAATTTTCTCTGATTTCATTTTCCAATGGCGCATGGTAGAATTTGGTACATAAGTTGACACAATTACCAAAAATCAGGAGGAAAACAAAATGAAAAACGGCCAAACCAGCAACAAAGACCCGGAAATGACCATCATTGACGGAATGCCCGCCAGCGTGCTTACCGGCACAGCCAAAACCCCGCAACCTTGGGAGGATTGAACCATGACCAACAAAAAGACCGCCTGCTTCTGCAACCACATCCGCGCCGCGCTTGCCTGTTACGTTGATATGACCCCGGAGCAGCAAGCCCTTGCCGCCATGTACGCCAACCGCAAGATCACCGGCTTGCACACCCTGCGCGCCGCAGCGGTAAGCCCCGGCGGGGAGTGCGCCGCCAAGTTGTTGCAAAAAATGCAGCAGCTGGACAACGGCGACCAGTAACAAAGCGCATATTTTGCGCGAAGTAAGCGTAAACCGCGCGTTTTTCGCTTAAAAGTGCGCGTAAATCGCGCGATTCAGCGCAAATGTCAAATTTTCAGCGCATTTTTGCGCAATTAAAACCGATTGACGATTACGCCAAACGGTTGTACAATGCAGTTGTAAGCAAGTTTACAGGCCAAGCAACTGAGATTTCTTTGCGTTGTACTCCGCTTCCGTGATGGCCCCCATATCCAGTAGCTGTTTAAACTTTAAAAGCTCATCAGCGGCGCTGGGGGCAAGCGGAGCGGCAGCCTGCGGCTTCTCCTGGCTAACTTTGCCGCTCTTGAGAAACGCAGGTCTTCCGCCTGGATAAACCGTTGTCGGCAAGCTGCTTTCGCCCAGTGGAAGCGCAAAGTGGATAGACACGCTCTCCTTAATGCGACCCTTGCGGGTCTCTGTTTTGGCGGTGGAAGCGCCCACGATCGCGCCCACAGGTCCAGCAACGGCTGCGCCTATTACTGCACGCCCAATGCCGCCCTTGGTTTCGGTCACCGTCAGATCGTCAGGCGCATCCGATTCGTACCCTGCGACTTCATCAAAACTGTAAATCATGCGTGGACCTTTATCACCACTGCGGTGTCCAAAGTAAAACAGCCGGTTGACCTTGTCGATAGAGACAAAGAGTGCATCGCGGTCAAAGATGGAATCGGTCTCTTTAAATGTTCTGCGGCGGCTTTCCAGTGTAGCCCAGTATTCCGCAAGTGCAGCTGTCGGTTGCTTTGCTGCACGGATGCCCAATTTTGAAAAGAAAAAGTTGCTGCACCCGGCACAGATCAGGCCGTCCGCGCTCTTCTCGCGGTTCAGCAGACCCAACTTGCCGCCGCAGACGGGACAGATACTTGCCATGATAACCACCTCACACATATTAAATACTGCATCAGATATGAGGACACAATGAACGAAACAGACCGACAAGGCTACATCGACGCTATTATCAAGCTTCTGGAACGCGCAGACCTGCGAGCGCTGCGCCTGATCTGGATTCACGCAAAAGGCCTCGTAAAATAGAATCAAGGTAGCAAAAGAAGGGAAGCCCTTACGGGTTTCCCTCTTTTTTTTGCAGCTTTTCAGCCATCCGCTCCAAAAGCTTCCAGTCCTCCGGCTCCAGTTCGGCCAGCATCTCAACAAACCGGCGTTTGAAGTCGTCACCCTCGTCCTCCGTGATCTCGGTAAGGAAGCTGGTGATCTTCTCCGATCTGGTGATCTGGTTGAACATCTCCCCTTCACCTGTCCGCAGCCATGTCTCGTTGACGTTAAACTCGCGGCAGATATCGGAGATCGTTCTGTCACTGGGAACTCGCGTTCCGCTTTCGATCATCCACATAAAGTTACGGGACAGACCTACTTGCTCTGCAAACTTCTCTTGCGTAAGGCCTAAGCTCTTGCGGACAAGCGCGATTCGTTCGTTCATTTACTTGCCCTCCTTACGCTTCATATTATAGTGCAAAAATCTAACTATGTCAACTTATTTTTGAGAAATTCTCAAAAAAATGCTTGCAAAATCTAACTGTGTGTGCTATACTAATCTCACAAGGTTAGCAAACGCAAGCAAACAGGAGGTCAAAAATATGAAAAAGCTGAACATCACTTACGACACCTTTGAGATTGAGAACGGCGAGCGTGTGGAGGGCGAGACCTGCTACACGGTGGAGATCGGGGACGACAAGGTCGCTGCTAACCTGCTGGATCATGGCACGTCCGGCGTGGCGGTGAACATCATCGAAAAGATGCTCACGGCACGTGAAATCCTGCTGGGTCGTCACTACTTGCCGGGCAGCATCAAGCATTATGAACTGGTGGAGGGTTGAGCGATGTTTGATAAAGAACTTATGAAGCAACTGACTACCATCCCCGCTGAGAACAGAGCGGAGTGGTTTGCAGAACGGGACAAGCTGCACGCTCTCGCTGCGGAAATGAACCGCCTGAACGCCGACGAGATGGTGATGAAGTACGGCGTTGCGCGGGTAATACGAGTTCTGGCAGCTACGATAAAATGCTGTCCGGAGGAGTACGACCCTTCGGCTGTCTTCATGGCAAATTGGGTGCCGCCTATCCGCTCTGGGCGAAATGCAGAAGAATGGTTCCATTCAACCATGCACCGTGCTTATGTGCAAAGTCTTTTCCTTAAGTACGCAGAGCTCAGAATCGCCTGACACACATTCTTAAACAGTTCCAAGGAGGTCTGAACGATGCTTATCAATATGTGCGACACGAAGTCGCTTAAATCAACTGTCTGGCTATGACCGGACCTGTTATTCCATTAGCAGTAGTCTACTGTCAACAAAGCGGCTGGTAACGGCTGTGAGGAAGCGTGACAGGACAAGGGTAGCCCCACCCGAAAGGGGTCAAGCAGAAACCGCAAGGCGAAAGCAATAGACTGCAAGCAACAATGCGGTTGGGGAGCCTGACTTGTATGGTATGGTTAATGTAACGTGAATCACTGATAAACGTCGTTAAGGCCGAACAGGCTAAAGTTGCTGACAAGCCTGAACCAAAATGGTAATGCAGCTGGTTATTCCCCTGTATAGTGGGAATACATGGACACAAAGCTGCCGGCGGAGAAGTGAGACCTAACCCATACTGTTGAATAAGCGGAACGTGGTAAGCCCGTATTTCTCCGAGCAATCGGACGGAAACCGTAAGGAGACTTTATGAAATGCGGGTAGAAGAAAGATGGAAAAAGCGAATGCCGACCCTGTAATGGGGACGGATAGAGGTTGCAACATTACCTCATGCGAAAGCAGGCAGACTTCCATCCATGGTCTTTCTTTACGAGAGAATTTACAGAACTTTTCAAAATGGAGGAATTGCAAATGAACGAGAAATCGTGTGCACCGACTTGCAAAGTGGAAGATTGGGCCAGCATCGACTGGAACAAGGCTCGCGCTTATGTTAAAAAGCTGCAAATGCGTATCGTAAAGGCTCAACAAGAAGGTCATTACAGCAAAGTGAAAACGCTGCAATGGCTGTTAACTCACTCGTTTTACGCCAAAGCCTTGGCAGTGAAGCGAGTAACAAGCAATCGTGGTAAAAATACGGCTGGGGTTGACCATGAATTGTGGCTAACTCCTGAGGCAAAATTCAAGGCAATCAGTAAACTGAAACGGAGAGGATACCGCCCTCAGCCCCTGAAACGTGTTTATATTCCGAAGAAAAACGGCAAACTGCGGCCTCTGAGCATT